CCAAGTATTTATAGCAAAAAAGATAATTTCTCAAAAAGAGAAGTTTTTAAAGTTTCAAACTGAGAGTGGAGAAGTAGTACAATTCTCAGGTGCAAATGGACTTAACTATAAAATCGAGGATGTATAATGGATGGAGTTTTAGTAGCTTTTGGATTTATGGTTATGTTAAATATAGCTGGAATTGCTTTATTAGTACTAACAGCAGAAGGAACAAAGGGAATTCAAAAACAACCTTATTATGGTAGAAAGACAGGAACAAAATACACTGCAAAGAAAGCGAGAGAGGAACAAATAGTATGAATCAAATGTTATTAGCTTTTTGTTTAGTTCTTGGTGGGGCAAGTTATTGGCTCTACACAGAGAATGAAACATTGAAAGCAAACAATGCAAAACTAGAAGGTGCAATAGCAACTCAAGAAGAAGCCATTGCCACCATGCAAAAGGATTTTACTTTGCAGACAGAACAGTTACAAAGTATGACATTAAAAAGTCAAGAAATTCAAAGAGAGTTAATGAGATACAGTAATTTCATTAAAGAATATAAACTAACAGCAAAAATACTGGAAAATCCAGTAGAAATGGAAAGGAAAATAAACAATGGAACAAAACATGCCTTCGAAGAAATTCAGAAACTCAGTTCTGCCGTTGACAATCTTGATGATGGTCTCCAGTTGCAGTCTGCTTCCAACTAGAACAATAGAAGTAAGTGCAAAACCAATGGAGAGACAGATTGTTCAACCAATCATGCCTCGTGAAATTGAATTAACTAATCCTTCTTGGATAGTAGTAACTCCTGATAATTGGGAAGCTCAACTTGCAAGAATTGAAGAACAAGAAGGAGAATTAGTATTCTTAGCAATGACTGTACCAGATTACGAAGTTATGGCTCTTAATATGAAAGAACTACAACGATACATTACAGAATTAAAAGATGTAGTAGTTTACTACAGAAAAGTAACAACTGAGTCTTTAAATACTGACAAGTAATGTTTGGTCTTGTTAGAAAGTATCTCGCATATAGAGATGGAATGAAAGGTGCTAAATACTTTGAGAAGCACCCACACCTACAAGAAAGGTTAGAAATAATCGAAGAATGGTGTGAAGAACTAGAGGAAAGAATAGTAGACCTAGAAGCACTAGCACACCCTAAGTGTGGAATCGAAAGCTTCGATGGGTATGCACCTTTAGTGCAAAGAATCAAAAAATTAGAGGAAAATTTATAAACATTCAAAGAACATTAAGTTCAAAAACTAGACGAGTGTCTGCTTATCTCGTCAAAGATTATTTAGAAGAAGCAGAGTATAAACCAATTCCAGTTCAACTGGACAAGATCAAGTGTGCAAATGAAACTGAGGAAGAATTTCTTGCAGATGGAGTTGCACTTGTAGGATTGCGAGATCCACTTCTATTGTTAGTTTCTAAGCACAAGGACCTAACAATGGACGGCGATCAGCCCTACATTAAAGAACCTTTTATTTGTATGAGAGGGTGTGAATACCTTTTAGCTGCAAAAGAATTAGGTTATGAAGCTATCGACTGTATTATCGCTGATGATGAAGTATGGTTGAAAGCTATAGAATATGCCTTGAAACAAGGCTGAGCCTCGTAAGAGGATTAGGAGAGAAGAATGTTAGGATTCTTACAATGGGTTATAGGATGGATTCAAGTTATACCATGGTTAGTCATGGGTGCTTCAATCATAGCAGCGTTAACGCCTACTCCAGCAGATGATAAGTTAGTTGGGAAATTATATAAAATTCTTGACTGGTTTGCTATCAATGTTGGTAAAGCGAAACAAGACGCTAAGAATAGCTAAGGATAAGATATGAACATGCCTAGTGGACAATTTAGTGGGGATATGGATCGCAATGAAGTAGAAATAGACTTATCTAAGTTTATGGAAATGATTCAGGAAAACAATGACCTGAAACAAAAAATCTTTATGCTAGAAAATGAAGATAAAGTAAATCCGTGGCAAAAGTGGATGCACTTAGCCGCCGCAGTAGATAGCTGGAGGATATTTCCCCGAGCTTTTCTTAGTGTTTACATCTTCTTACTTTACTATGCGACTATGTGGTTTATGGATTTACCAGAACCCTCACTCGAGCAATCAGGACTTATTAGTATAATCGTGGGTGCTGGTGCCGCTTGGTTTGGTCTATATGCTGGAACAAGCAAATCAACACCAAACTCAAAAGATTAGTAAAATTTAATTCTTGACTTTTCCTCATAAATTTTGTATAATATATGTTATGAAAAAGTTTAAAGACATTAAAAAAATCAAACCAGCCAAGAAAGACAAGGTCTGCCCCTACTGTAAAACTACAGAAAATGCAGATGGTCTTTGTGGCATTTATAAATGTTGGAAGTAAAGTATGAATTTATTTTACTTAGACGAGGATCTCGACAAGGCAGCACAGTATCATGTTGACAAACATATTGTTAAGATGCCACTGGAAGCTGCCCAGATTCTTTGTACAACAATCTATATTGACAAGTTTCTAGGGTATGTTCCTCGTGCGCTAAATGCAGACGAACGAGAAGTTCTGAACAAAGTGAAAGCTGAAATTAAGCATTTACCACTTGAGGAGCGACCCTTCCCCTACCTTCCAATGATGTACAATCATCCCTGCACAATCTGGGCAAGGGAGTCATTGGATAATCATGAGTGGGTTCATTGTTATGCAAATGCATTGAATGATGAATACTACTATAGATATGGCAAACTTCACAAATCTGTAGAAGAAGTAGTAAACAAACTACCTGAGCCAGTTCATCTTGAAAGAGTAGGATTTACTAAGTTCGGATTGGCAATGCCAGAGGAGCTTAGAGATTACGATAATCCTGTACAAAGCTACAGAGATTATTACCATTTGGACAAGGCAACCTTTGCCTCTTGGTCACACCGAGAAAAACCACATTGGTGGAACGAGGATTATGCCGATTATGAAAAAAGGATAACTCGTGTATAAATTTAACGAAGATTTAATACTGTCAAGATTACGACAGTACATAGACAATACATATAATCAACACTATGCTCAAGCAAAGACTCAAACTACAGAGATAGTATTTGAGAATGGGCATGGAGAGGGTTTTTGTATTGGTAATATAATAAAATATGCACAGCGTTTTGGAAAGAAAGACGGCAAAAATGAAAAAGACTTATATAAAGTTATTCACTATGCAATTATTTTATTAGGCGCAATGCACGAAGAAGAATTAAAAGAATTAAATGACTATCATTTGGAGTTAAAAGATGGCAGTTAGAAAGAAAAGAGAAGAAAAACTCTCAGAAGCAAACATAAACAAAGTAATAGAACTACTCGCTGCAGAGAAACCTATTACAAAGAAAGAGGCGTGTGAGATATTACATATTGCATACAATACAACTCGTCTCAACAAGATCATAGCAGATCATCAAGAAACAATAGACCACCGACTTAGAAGAAAAGCACAGAATAAAGGTAAAGGAGTAACAGAGTTAGAGAAAAAATCAATAGTCAAGTACTATTTAGAAGGCTCTAATACATCTGACATTGCTAAGGCATTGTATCGCTCACCAGCTTTTATCAAAGCAGTAATCGAACGAATGGGAGTACCACAAAAACTTCCTGACACTGATTACAAAGGCATTAAAAATGCTATGATACCAGAGCCTTGTGTAGCAGAGGAGTTTGAGGTAGGTGAAAGAGTGTGGTCAGCTCAAGGCAACTGTATTGCAGTTGTAAAACGAGAAATAACAAAGTCCCATAACTTTGATAAATATGGTAGCAAGTGCTATCTATTATGGGAAATCGAAATGGCAGAGTGTGAATCGCCCTACTTTGGATTTGTACGCAACGCAGGGCATAATGCTCCACGACTAGCGTATAACATTGGAAGTTTAAGACACTTACAGGAATATTTATGAATACATTACAGATAGTAGGAAGTTTTTGGATAGCAGGTTCTTTACTTGCTATGTGGAAAATATGGAAACCCTCATATAAAGTTATTAGTCTTATAGATGAAAATAATATATTAGTACAAAGACCTATACTATCTAGTTTAGTAGTATTTACAATATTCACATTATTCTTACCATTTATGGTACTAGCTTTATTAATACCCAACAAGACAGAAGAATTTGCAAGAGGTTTTATAAAAGGCTCACAAAAAATCAAAT